ATTGCGCTCACGCTGATACTCTTTGAGGATGAGATATAACTCTGCGGCTTGCACCCTGCACCGTTGATCCCGGTCATTATATATGTTCGAACCGTTTGCCCGAATCGGTCGTCCACGCATAGGCTAGCGCGATGAGCAAAAAGCCCCTGCATCCCGACGTCATCGAGTTCCTCGACGATCAAAGCCTGCTCGAGGCATACCAGCAGACCGACGGATCACCAGAGAGCGCCGAGGCCAACGCCCTGCTCGCTGAGATTGAACGGCGTAACCTCGACATTTGATGGCGCGCGCTGGGCCTATGAATGAGCGTGAGGTCTGGATACAGGCTTGTGCAATCATCGCTGCGCATGGTGAACGTTCATCGGACTACATCATCGATCAGCTGAGCGACGCACTGGGGAACGGTGTCGCTGTCGAAGACTGGCGTCGGGTCGCCGTGGCGATGGATAGTATTGCGGCGGCGGGGGTGTACGGCAGCAATTGAGAACAAACGCGGAACGGGTTAGTCATCGGTTGCACCGAGTCGGAGCCATGCCGCTATGTCTAAACCCAACCGAACGACCTTCATCGCTCTCATCGTGCTCGATGATGCGATACGGAAATTGCAAGTGGCCGGCCCATTGAAGCCGCCCGAGCATGGCGTGCGCTTGGCACTCTCATACCTGCACTCCTTGTGTTTCTCCAAGAATCGGGAGCCGTTCGACTCGCTCTGGCTGAGTCTGCTCGGCCGTGATCATCAGCCGCCAAACTTTCGGGTAACATGGGCAGGGACCCAGTACGCGAGGATCTGTCTGGACATAGGGGTGCAACAGGACGTTGAACTAAAGGAAGCGATGGCTCGTCTCCGGGCTGACAGGCCTGCGTCGTCAGGCTAGCGTCATCGTTGTCTTGGTGGGTGACGGTTCACCATTTGAAATGTGAGGAGGCGACTATTTCTTAGTCGTTAAAGCGGGTCAATAAGTTGCGTCGATTTCGACTCTTCAGCCACTTTCGGATTGGGGCGTCGAAAGTGTGTTCTATGAGCGCTGCGACAACCAAGATTAACATTAGGACTGCCAACCAAGCAGCTGCATTCCCGGTGTTATGGAGAACATACAGCGCGATCAGCAGTAGAGGCCAGTGAACCGCGTATAGCGGGTATGAAATATCACCCAACCAAGTTACCGGACGCTCAATCCAGGAATTCGTGGTGGAGGCGTACGCGCCAAGCAACACAAGCAATGGAAAACCCACGAATAACGGAAATACGATACGTAACTTGCCTGCCATTGGCGGGAGGAATAGGAATACAACGCATAGCATGAACAACAGGACAGTGCTGACTCGTGGCATGCGGAGTGTGGTTGACTCGGTAAATCTGAAAATCATTACGCCAGCGCCATACCCCCAACCGACACGAGCGAAGCCGGCAACAAAGTCAGCGGAGTGCGCGCCAACCCCAGCGCCCCCGAAATACACGGATGCCGCTATGAAGATTGCCCCGCATGTTGCAGTTAACGCAGCAATCCAAAGACCTGACAGGCGAAATAGCCGCCAGTGGCATAAATTGGCAAACAGTTCGAAAAACAACGACCAGAACACCGGATTGATCGGAAAGGTTTCATGGCTGCGTAGGTCGGGCAAGATGAGCAGGTGAAGCATCCATCCCGACGTTTTTGCTGCCGGCGCTACCGATGGCATGGCTAGTGCAACGAAAGCGCTCAAAATGATGCTCAAGCCAATCGCCGGGTAAAGGCGGGCGATGCGTTGAATGCTGAACTGGCTCAGTGTCATGGCATGAAATTTCTGTTCATAGGCTCGGGCGATGACAAACCCGCTAATCATAAAGAACAGATCGACAGAAATCGCTCCATGCACTGCGAGTTGTGGAAACTTGGTGAGCAAACCGATGTGATCGAACAGAACACATAAGGCAGCAATACCACGTAACCCGTCCAGTGCCGGGAGGCGCTTGCTCGTCGCCGTCGCAAGATTACGCGTAGTTTGTAAGCTGTACATAGCCCTGCAGCGTGCACGACCCGGCAGTTGAAGTATATACGCTGTCGTGATCGGTGCGGTGTTTGTAAAATTTGACGACGAGTTTTACTACTCGCGGCGGCTTCGATCGTCGCCGTCGCGGCTTCCTCCTTCCTGAGCACGGCAAGCTGCTCGGCGACTGTCATTGCAGTGAGCGCAGAAATCAGGCCGCGCTTGGCCGTTGCAATCGCCAACCGAATACGCGCCTGCCGCTTGGGCGACAGGTGCGGCAGAATCACTTCAACCGATGCGGTGTCCGGTCCTACGCAACCTGCGCGCGTTTGATCCCTATGACGATACGCGCGGCCAGCTCTATCGATGGCGTCGATATGGCGGCCCAGCTGACGATGGACAGCGAGGAGGCCACCAGCGCGAAGGCCAAGCGCCTCACGACCAGCCCCCCGCAACGAGCGCCGCCTGAAACGGCATAGCGTATCCGGCGACCACCTCCGCCCGATCGATGCCGTTGATGATCCGGCGAGCCGACGTGAACTTGGAAGCGGTTGCGGTCCCCTTCGCCGGGAGATAGCGCGCGAACTTATGCCGCCCGATCTTGTCACCAGCGAACCAGCCTTCGGTCATTCCGCGCACCATCACGCGCGCAGAGATGTCCGTGTCGAGCGCGAGATCGAAGTTGGCGAGCAACGCCCCGTTCAAGCCCAGCTGGTCGTCGGCGGTTTCATAATTTCCGTCCCACGTCAGCTGCACATCGCCACGGCCGTACGGAACCTGTCCACGATGCTTGCCCGGCTTGCCGTACGACTTGCCACGACCACGACCGATCTCGGTCACCGGCTGCATCTTCGCACCGGTCTCGTGGAAAGAGGTCGCGAGACCGTACGCGACGTAGGCGAGCGGAGAGGCTGCGGCGGCAAATGCGTTGAGCTTCGCCTGCATGCCCTCGAACTGAGGCGTCGTAATCTTGAAAAAGAGCGGCCGAATCGCCGCATAGAACTTGTCTGGAGACGCCAGTCCGTGCGCAGGGCGCGCAGGAGCAGCCGCCGGCTTTGATGCCGTCGTCATGATTATTCCTTCAAGTGTGAGCCTATTCGGCTGGTGGAGTGTTCAGAGCGTGCCGGGGTGGCGCTCCCACGTGTTCCGGCCGGCCCGCCTCGCGTTGACACGGGCGCTTGAGGCGGGCCGTTGCGCCGGAAACTTTCGGAAGATTGATCGTTCACCGGCTGCCAGGCTAACCCCAACGTAGTCCGGTCGGCCCGCTATTGCCCTCCGGCGATGCGGGCCGTTACTCCGCGGACTTGTCTTCACCGCCGGGCAGCGTCTTCCGAACCCAGCCGAGCGCAATCGAGATAATACCCGCGCCCAACGCCCCGAGGCCCGTACCGATCATCAGCGCCAGCGCCGGGTCCGGACGCAATCGGATGACGCCGGCAGCGGAGAACATGACGACGAGCACCGTCACCGGCAGGTCGACCGTCCAGCGATGCTGCTCACGTCCGGTCTGGACGACATAGAACCGCACCGCCAAGCATGCGCAGATCGCCGCAATCATGCTGCCGGCTTCGAAGGGATAGCCGACGAAATACCAGATCGCCGGGCCCGCGGTAGTAACGACCGCGCCGCGATCACTTGCGATGGCCGCCGCAGCGACCGGTAGAAATGCCCCCATGGTGGCCGCCGCTTTCCAAATCATCGAGTAGAGACCACGCCGATCGCGGCGATCAGGCTGAGTATGCCGATCGCAGCCGGCCGCTTCAGCATTGGCAGGCTTGCCCACATATCGATCGGAAAGGGTCGGCGCCGAAGCTGCGCAACCATACCGCGGGATGACAGGTATAGCATGCCCAGACCCGTGACGCCGAAAAGCAAGGCGAACGGATCCATGAACCGCTTGAGAGTTAGGAACCAGCCGGTCGCGGCCGGATCGCGTGGGTTCCAGTTCCAGAGTGAGACCGCCTCGCCGCCGCAGCGGATGACGATCGCGCACGCGAAGCAGAACCCAGCCACCCGCCAAATAGTCACCGGATGATTCCACAGATCCTGCCCGCGGTTGCGCCGCCACGCGAACAGCGCGTCGACCGCGAACATTGCCGCGACGACGCACACCGCCGTCATGCCAGCGAGATTCACGACGACCAACCAGCCGTGACCGTCGAAGCTAGGTGGGGCGAGCGTCATCGGCCCATTCGCGACCGCTTGGGCCGCGAAACTACTGTTGTCTGTCCCAGTCACGCGTCACGCTTTCCCAGGTTCACTTCGGCAACGGTGGTGGTCAGCAACGCGATCTCCGCTTCACGAGCTTCGATCGCCTGCGCTTGCTGTTCGATCACTGCGACTTGCTCTGAGCATGCGGCAAGCATGTCTGCAGTTTCACTGGTCAGCAGGGATTCCAGGGATGCGGCCGTAATCGGTTCGGCGCCCATTTCCTTTTCGGAAAATACTTCGCCGGTTTTGCTGTCAGCGATCCGCTCCAGAGAACGCGCCGCGGCACCTTGAAATTTACCGCCGGAAAAGCGGATCAGGACCTCATAGATTTCATTGGTTTTGACGAGCGCCATGGTGCGTTCCTTTTTAGGCTACGGGGGTGCGATCTTGGGTGCGCCGCCAGGTCGAACCGTCGGAGAAGGCCGGCTGTGCTCCGGTTGTGTCGTTCGAGACGTACACCATGAGCTGAGGGTTCGCAGACGCGGAAGGCAGCGTCGCTACGGTGTAAGAAACCAGCGAGGCCCGACCGTATTCAGAGAATACGAACGGGACTTGGTAGGTCCAATACACCTGCCCATCCAAGATGTTTGATCCGGTTCCGGTCGGCCCACCGCTGCTGCCCGACTTGGCCGCAGTCGCGCGCGACCAGACCACGGTCCCATCGCTGACCTCTGCCCCCGTGCCCAGACGGCCGAAACCGATAGGGCCGCGAGTGCCCGATGTGCCAGCCGTGGTAACGACGAACGACGAGCCGTTCCGCGACCTCACATCCCCTACCGCGTAGGCTGTATTGGCGGCCCACACCGGTGGCAAAACGGCAACGTAGGTATTGCCGCCATTGGTGACCGCGGATCCAACCAGATAGGTGGTGCTCGCCGCCCAAACGGCTGACGTAATCGTTCCCGCCGTAGTGCATCGCCAGCCCTCCCGCCCATTAGGCGTCGGGTTCACATCAATAATGCGATGGCCTCGAGCGTATGTCCCGCTTAGCGGAGCGGTATTGCCCATCGAGAGGCGTCGGGTATTGGTCGAATCGTTCGGGTCCCCCAAGGCGAAGCGCCGCGAGACGAGGAAATTAGCCTGCGGAACCGCAACGCCCAACATCGTTGTCGTGTAGGTTCCGGTGATCGAATGAGTGTCAGCAACACCGACAAGGTTTGCTGACACCCCGTAAGCTACGTCACCTGATGCCGTGTAATATTTGGTGTAGCGGGTCGCCATCGCCTCGCAGGAATGCTGCTGGATGACAACGTCCCCCAGTGATGGAGTCCCCCCCATGAGCACTTCCAGCTGAGCACCAGTGACCGGGTCTGGCAGCACCATCTTTCGCCGGAAGCCCTGCGGCGTGTTGGTAAGGACAACGTCCTGATAGCCAACGTCACTGAACACCATCGCCGTTCGTCGTCCCGGCTGGATGGTCCCGTAGAACTGGCCGCCCGTCCCCCGAGCGACGATAGCCGGAAGATAGTAGACCTCCATGTAGCCGGTGACGGTGACCTGTCCGCCGATATAGGCCGGGACTGAAAGCTCGTAGTTGTTGCCCGAAACCCACGCAGGAAAACGCCCTGCAAGCGGCGCATCGCGTGCCCCGAAGTCTTCCCACACGGCTTCGTTGGTACCGGGGGTCGTGGTTCCACCGACGCCCGCCTGATTGCTGACAAGCACGTACTGGCGGCCGTTGTACTGGCACGCGCCGAGCCCTGCGTAACCGTGGCCGTTGCTCTGCCAGCCGCGATAGTCGTTGACGAAGAACCCCATGTCATAAAGGTTGCCGAGCCGTGACGACTTGTGGTGGAAGTTAATGAACGTGCTGGCGCTGCAATCGCCGCCTTCGGTGTAGCTGCACCAGTTGCCCGCCGCCCGGCACGTTACGTTCGTGAACATGGTGCCCGAGGTAAGGCCGAACCTGTTATCCGTGACCGGAACGCCAGCCGTCGCGACATTGTGGTGGCAGTTGCCCGCGAAGGCGTCGATTAGCACGTCGTCCATGAAGATAGGCACGCGCTGGCGGACGCCATGTGCCGTGCGATCCGTACCGCCGCCGCCGCGCAGACGGATGCCCTGCACGCGACTGCCGCCCGTCCCGCGTTGCGGTGCTCCGGCGGGCTGTGTGAGCCGATGATTGAACAGCATCCCGAGCACGTTGGGCGGGAACGCCAGCGTGGTGCCGGTGTTCGGCCCGTCATCGTTGCCGCTGCCGTTGCCCTCGATAAATACGGTCCCGGACGGGACAATGGACTGCGCAAAGTAATAGGCGAAACCGGACCGCGTGCTGGCAAACTTGATGCGCGCCATCCCGCCAATGGAGTTCCAGTTGCCCACCGGAATGGGGCCGCTGGCGATCAAGACCGCATCAAGCATCGCCTGCGTGTTATCGAACACCCCCGCCGGGACCGCCCAGCTAGCTGTGTAGTCGGTGTAGTCGAAGTTCGAGATCGGGCAGTCGGCCTTACCGCCCAGCTGCTCGAGATAGACCTGGCCCTGAACGACCAGTTTCCACCAACCGCCGTTCGCCGAACTGGTCGAGCCGTCGGGCATGAAGCGATCGCCAGTACGAAAACCAGCCGCGCCGACACCTGGATCACTGGACACACGGAAATACAATCCGTCACCGGCATCACCGGGCGCGTAAAAACCCTGCGTCCAGATAGCTTTAACTGCTGCGGGCACGGTCGCCAAAATGGCCGCGCCGATCGTGGGGAACGTAGCGTTGGCATCAGGAATGATGACGCCCAGCGGATTGCCCGATGCGACGGCCGCATCGAGTGCAGCCTTGGTCGCCTGGGTGAGTGCGAGCGAGCTCGCTGCCAACGCAGCCGATGAGCCAGAGGCCATGGCCCATGCCTTTGACGACTTGGTACCCGAGCCTCCCGGCTCTCCAGCGCCTTCTGCCCAATTCTGTGAAAGCAATGCCGAACCAGCCGCAGCCGCGGCAGATACGCCGGACGAGGCGGAAAACGATGCAGCGGCCGCGACAATCGGCGCCAGCTGCTCGACGCCGTTGATCGAGACGTTTATCACCTGATCGCCAAACGTCAGCGACCCGCTGCTCGTGCCGCCCGAACACGACGTCGCCCCGCCGTAGCTGGGCGGCCGGTTGGTTGGCGCGTCATCTGATCCGAACGCCGAGCCCAGGACGATGAAATCGCCATAAAGCCGGGTCTGCGCATCTCCACCGAGGGTCCATTGCATTGCATAGGCAAGCACGGAGTCCGTCCCAATTTCGCCCTTGTACGGGACCTTGGTCGCATCGGTCATCGTCGAGGCGTTGTATACGCCCCTTGATGATGCTGGTCGGGACGCCGTTGGTCGTGGTGACGCTGTCCAGCTTCAGCCCCTCAGCGACGAGGGTGGTGACCGTCGCCAGTGAGATGAGCGGAGCGCCAGGCACATCGCGACCCAAGCGGATCTGCATGGCCATCACGACGCCGGTCATATCGATCCCGGTCACCGCGATCGTAAAGCGTGCGACTTCGTTGCGCCGCGCGGAGATCGCGAGGCGTGCTGCAGTATCTGCCATGGAAGCTCCAGGAGGTTGGGCCCTCAGGCCTCGATTGCGATGACGTTGACGGTCGCGCCGGCGAGCGCCGTGACGACGCCCCCGACGAGCGCTTGCTGGGTGACCTTCACCTGGCAGCCGGTCTTTGTGACACTGCCCGCGACGAGTTCGACCTTAATCGGCCCGTCGAGAATGTTCGGAATCCCGGTCGGAAGAACCTTCGCGGGCACCGTGGCGAATGGCGGATCGAAGACAACCGAAGCGATGCCGGTGACCGCAGCGGTTTGAGCCGTGAAGATGTCGACCCGTTTGAGGGCGTTGAAATTGAACGCGTCCGCTTTCGCAACCAGCGCCGTCGCACCGGTGCCCCCGACATAACCGGTTGGCGGCTTCGCGCCTTTGCCGCCCGTCCAGTCGATGACCCGCAGGAGGGTGCGGGTGCCGTCGGCTTCGCCCGCGAATAGCGGCGTCCAGTCGTTCGGTCCGGTCGGGCCGGTAAGGTCGGGATCCGCTTTCGGGTCGCTGACCAGATCGAGTGCCAGTGACAGGCTGTCGCCGGCGATCATGCCGTTGATCAGCAGCACACCCGACATGCCTGCGGTGTCGGGTTCCCGTGCTGTCAGATCAATGATCTGCCGCCCGGCCGCGCCAGGACGGATCACAGCCCAGAGGCGACGGATGCGCGGAACAGCGGTCATGGTATGGCCTCGTTCTGATTATAGCGCCCACCGCCGCCATAGCCGCCCCCGCCATCGCCGCCTGGCGCGGTCGGCTGGCTGGGGTATGTCCCGTCCGCCGCGGAGGTGCTGATATACCGGACGATCACATATTCAGGCGACGCGATCTGCGCGTAGGCGTTCGCTACCGTGGGAACCGAATACGATGCCGCAGCAATATTCCAGAGGACGATATAGGTCGTGGACTCTGCAAGCCCCGTCGCCTGGTAGGATGGGAAGCTGAGTCGCCGGCCGTCGTCGATTGTGCCCTCGAACGCCGCAACCGAGACCGTCGTCGACGTGCTGGTGACCGGGTACGCCACCGACTGAGTGGCCTCGAGGATCTGATAGGCAGCGCGGGTCGTCTCAATGGGATATGCTGGTGGGACGGACAGGTCGGGCGTAGGTGGCGCGTTGCCGGTCTTACCGAGGCAGAATGCATGCTTGGCGAAGGTTTCGGACCGGCACGTCAGCGTGACGCCCATCGTGCTTCCCTCAATCTCCCTGTTGCGGACGACGACATCGCGCGCGTTCAGCGATGCCTCCGGGATATCGACCGTCAGGCAGTCGCCTGGCCGGTAGCCGATCGCATAGACCTTGGCGGGCAGGACGATGCCGTCGAGCTCGCGGCCATTCCACATCGCATAGAGGCCAAGCTGAGCGCCCTGATCGACCTGCTGCACGAGCGGGAATGTCAGTTCCGTTGGCCGGCTGCCGCCGTCAACGGTGACATAGGCGGGGATGGCGATCGCATCGAGGGGCACCTCTTCCCATCCGTGCGTCTCCAGCCGCACACGCGGGATGACGGTGTTCCGCCGAAGACGGCGCGAGGCGGTGCCGGGCACGTCGACGTCGCCGGTGATGTCCTCAGCCGTGATCGTGCCGATTGAGACGCGCGGAGCCGTGTAGGTGCAGGACAGCTGCGCGCCGACGGGCATGACTTCGCCGCCGCCCGCCTGCGCGATCATCTTGAGGATGTCCCAGCTGTTATCGGAGTTCGTGTAGACGATGCCGCCGGCCTTCCAGCCGTTCGCATCGCAGACGTTCGCCCAATCGACGAAGGGGGCGATGTCGATTCCGCCGATCTTCATGCCGCCACCGGCGACGAGCACGCCGTTCTGGATCCGGCCGAATGCCCAGGTCAGCGCGTGGAGGGCAGGGCATTCGGACCAGACATAGGTCTCCTCGTTGCCCAGCCGACAGGCACCGCTGCCACCCGGATAGGTGCTGTCGAGGCGCGGATCGTAGACGTAGACGCCTTCGACCATGCGCCCACGCTGCGGCACGCCGTTCGGGTAGATCTTCCCCTTCTCGTCGAACTTGAGGGTCCAGAGATCAGCGGCAAGGCCGGAGAGCTTGTGTGCGGCCGACCAGCCCGGGAAATTGCCTTGGGGCCCCGCCAGTGCGCGCCCCTCGGGCACGGCCCCAAGTTGCTGGTCGAGCCACATGAACCCCGTGTACGCCCCACCGATCGCCGTCCCGTTCATTGCCACGGCGACCTTGTTGATCAGGAGCGGGCCAAGGCTGCGGACGGGACCGATGCTGTGGACCGTCACCCAGCTTTCAAGACTGTTCTTGGACCCATAATACTGACGGTGGACGACGTTGCCGCCGGAGTAGGTTCGCCCGATGACGATCGGCAACCCCGCGTCCTTATCGATCTTGAACTGGGTTGCGCTCCCGCCGATCGATCCCTTCGGGGTGCCCGCGGCCAGCGACAGCACTGCGCTCGCTGCGCCCGCGATCGCGCCGACAGCCGTCAGCGTAGCGGCCGACACGCCGAGGAAGCCGGCTGTGGCGCCGGCAGCGGCGCCGGCACCCGCGGTAGCGCCGATCAGACCAGCACCCGCAGCGGCGCCGACACCCGATGCGACCAGCGCGACCGCGCCGATAACGAACGCTGCTGTCCTGAGGGTTTTCGACATCGCTAGACCCGCCAAGCCGCGATGTACTGGACCGGCTGCAGGATGTCGGCGCTGGCAAGATCCTGATGATAGCCCAGCACGCGCCCGTTGCCGACGGCGATCGTCAGCGCGCCATCAAGCGGAGCCTCGCCGGGGATCATGACGATGTCGGCGACGCGCGCGGCCGCAGGAGCTACCCGCTCAAGGCCCATCCCGTCGAGCGCCTCGGCAAGCGTGCTGTACCCGGCGCGCTTCAGCGCCAGCAATGAACCCGCGCCGGTCTTGTATGACCCGGCTTTGCCCAGCTGCGGGCGGTGCCCCATCTTGCGCAGCACGAACGCGGCCATGCGGACGCAATCGTTCTTGCCCAGTTCCCACGGCTGCCCCTTGAAGCGATCGACAGCCGCTTGGGCCGCCTGTTGGCGCCGGATCATCTCGATCATAAGCCGATCGCCCCCAGGAATGATGCGCGGGTCGTGCCAGTGATGACGCTGACCGCGGAGGGTGGTTTCTCGACGCCCCAGTAGCTGGTGCGCTCGATGCCGGTCATGTTCGACAGGCCGAGCTCGCCGGGCGCGACCAGTTGGTGCCAGGCGTCCGAAAGCCGCGCGCCGATCTCCTGGTCGTGGAATGGCTCGAGTGCGGAGGTGCAGCGCCATTCGACCGATCGCGTGCCTTTGCCGACCCGGAGCCGTGGGACATCAAGCTCGCCGGCGAACAGCTGAATCGGCTCCGGCATGATCAGGCCGGTCGCGCGGTCGATCACCGCCAGCCATCCGTTGACCGCGCCGCCCTGCGCCGTTGCCGATGTGAGTTCGGCCGCCGAGACGGAATCGGGCGGAACGAAGGTCAGCGTCCAGTCAGGGGCCTCGTCTCCGATGCCATCCTTCAGCGTGCTTGCCGCGACCAGCGCGCCGAACTTGCTATCGAGGCCGGTGAAGACCTTGTCGCCCCATGGCACCTCGCCCGATCCGACGAGATGGCGCATCGTGTAGCCGGGTAGCACGACCTCGACGAGCGGCGCCAGCGGCGACTGCCCTGCGCGCAACGCCGCAGACATCTGCGGGGTGAGGCGGAAGGTCACTTCCGTTCCTGGATGCTGAAGGCCAGGGGTTTCGTGCGATTGCGCTCGAAGCCCGCGCCTTTGTCGAACCCAACCAGCTGACCCTCGATCATGGGCTGATCGAATGCTGCCTCTTCGCCGTCGACGGTGCTGAAGCGGAGCATGGGCCAGATCGGCACCGAGGCCTTGCCATCTGCACCGGCGACCACGCGGCCCCGCGTCATATAGACGAAATGGACACCGCCATGAACGATGCTGAAGAAACGGCCGTGGACGATCTCGGTCTGGCGGAACAGCCCGCGGAGGTTGAGCGTGGAGCCGGTCTGTCCTGCGCCATCGACTGCGATGCCGCTGCCAATCGGCTGCGGTCGGTTCGGCAGGCGAAGCTCGATCCGCGCGTCTGCGGTCGTTGCCTCCATGAGGAGGGCGATCAGGTGGCGGCTTTCCGGGTCCTGACGCAGCTGGGACGTTGAAACGTCGACGACGAAGCGGTCAAACTCGCGCATGCTGACGGTGTCGGAGGGTGCGGACATTTCAGGTGCGGACCCCTTTGGCGAGTTGTAGCTGGGGATCGTTCACGCCTTTGCCCCCCGTATTACCCGGGATGCCCGGAAGGACCCAAAGGGGCCACCTCGGTCCTTTCGTGATCGTGCGTCGGTGCGCAACAATCGTGCGTGAAAAACCGGGGCAGGTCAGAGGGTTAGCCCTCACGGTTTGAATACTGGGGGGAGGTCAGCGGCCCCGTACGGCAGCTCGCAGATCGATCGCTGCCTGCTTGATGAGACGCTCGCTGCGAACTCGATGGCGAGACCCTGCAGCTATGTCCTCGGCGATGCGCGTGCTGCGCATGCTAATGCCTCCACTACCTCAGCTGTTCCCCTTGAACTAGGGGGCAAGTCGAATGGCGGCATTTGACTCGTCCTCACCTTCATTATTCAATCTCGATAAGCGAAGAGTGATTCGCTTACCGGGAGAAATGTTATGATTTTGCTTGCCTTTGCGATGCTCGTCGCCGCCCCGCAGGATTTGAGAGAGTGCCTTCCAGAAGCATTGAATCCGCAGGGCCTGAATGATGACTTTCCGGCGCAACACTGTGACTCCGTAGGAACCCTACCACCGCCTACGTCCCCGGTCAGCCCGAATGATCCCATTGTGAAATGGGGTTTCGCTAAGTTGCAGCCAGACGAACGAACCTGATTGATCTATCAGGCGGGGCCATCGTAATCAGAGTCAGGTGGCCCCGCCGCTCGTAACAAGCTTAGCGGACCTAAAGGGTTCCCGTATGCGCAATTTGATATTCAGCGTCTGGAAACGGCAGGTCAGCGGTGATGAGCCGCAATTGCGGTGCAGCCATCCCGACCTCCAGATGCTAATTGAGCCGCAACCCTTGCGGGCGCGGCTCTAACAACTGGTCATCTACGTACGTTGCGGGGGTGATCGTGTCAACTGTTGCGTGCCCATGAAGCGCATGCCTCACGTAGATCTGCATAGTGCTTACCCGCGTCGGCCAAGGCCGCCTCGCCGTCTTCGTAAATGAAGTTCACGAAACCGGTCCGAAGGCCCGCCTTGTCCGCACTACTGACCTGTCCATAGTAACCGCGGCCCGACGGGCACAGCGAGAGATCCCGGAACACTGCGGACGGACCGTCAATTAGTTCGGCTCTCACTGCGTCGGTTGCATCGTCAATGTCCGGATTGCCGCATGATGTCAGAGCAATGAGAGCAGGGATAAGAAGGTAGCGCATATCGCCATCTAGCGCGGGGGGAGGGGCAGGCAACCGCCTTGATCGTCATTGCCTGGCGCGGACAGTCGCTGGGTGCTTTTAACGTAGGTCATGCCGTGAGCGGCGCGTAGCGCGTTGTTTGGGGATCCGCCTGTCGCGGCGAGGCTCTTCCAGCCAGCCCCTGGAAAACGTTAACCTTTTACAAGCATTCATTTTGGATGTTCTATCTCATTGACCGGACGCATGAATCTTTGGAGGCTACGTGGCTTCGGCCTGGGGAGGCCGACTCAAGAGGGGATACTCAATGAAAATCGCTATCGGCGCGCTTGTTTGCGCGCTCGCTTTCGCTGCGCCTACCGTCCAGGCTCAAGTCGCCCCGGCTGCTGCCGCCACGACGACCAACGGGACGCTGCGGGCTGGCACGTCGGTCCCTCTTAAAATGTCCGAGGTTCTCTCGACGAAAGGAAAGAAGCTGAAGGTAGGCCAGCGTTTCCAGCTTGAGACGGCGGAAAACGTCACGGTCGATGGAAACGTGGTTATCCCTGCAGGAAGCCCTGCTGTCGGAGAAATTACCGAGGTTCGTAACAAGGGCATGTGGGGCAAGTCGGGTCGTATCAATGCCCGCGTGCTCTACGTTCGCGCCAACGGCCGACAGATACGCATGACGGGTTCGCTTGACGATAAGGGCACAACCGGAACCGCTGGCGTTGTCGGCGCAGTTGCCCTGCTGCCGATTGCTGGCTTCTTCATGACGGGCACCAGCGCCGAGATCCCGCTCGGTGCTCCAGTGCATGCCTTCGTTGACGAGGACATCTCGGTTGCTGTCGTCCCGGCCTCCGCACCAATGATCGTTGCCCCCGCCGCGCCCGTCGCAGTTAGCGCTGGCGTTCCTGTAAAGAAGTAGTCGGCCCGCCCTCTCGCCGGGCTTCCTGCGAGAGGGCAACACCTGTCAATCGTTAGAACAACCGCTCCTTCATCGCGATAATGTCAGCCACGAACTGCACGGTCGTCCGCGCGGCACTCACCTGATCATTTCGGCAGGCTGTAAGGTCCGATCCAGCAAAACCTGCAGCCATGTCAAAGCGGCACACGTTCTCGAAAAGGCTCCAGTACTTCGGCGGCACGTAGCCCCTGATCCGCTTCAGATCGTCAAGCGCTTCTTGCTCTGCCCACCCGTTGCCCTGCCCAGCGCCGGGGATGCGCGCCAGATCCATGACGAGGGCCTTGCCGCCTAGGCGGGACCACAGCGTCTCGCAATGGTCGATTGCTGCGACTTGGCTACACGGTGCAACGGGACCTCGAGATCTCCAAGACGCCTGCAACCACGCGAGATGGCGTCCTGGCGAAGCTCGCCTTGATCGCGCAGATCAGCCTTGAGGGCTGGGAGCCGAACATGGACTGGTGCGCATCGGCGCTGGTCGACGCTCAGCGCGTGGCAGGGGTTGGATCGCTCGCCGGCGCAGTCGAAGAACGCCACCGGGATATGGCGGCATGACCTGCGAGCGAACCTGTGCCAGCTGCAAGTGGTGGTCGAACGAGCAACCGCAGCTTGCCACCGCCTCTCGCCGGGCGGCGGGTGCCGATCCGGAGATCGGCACCTGCATGATTGCTCCCCCGGTCGTCGTTCGCCTTGCGGGAATACAGGGCAGCTATTTCCCAGAGACCCTCGCATCGCGCGGCTGCGGGCGCTGGGCGGGCCCGAATGGCGGCCCAGATGGTGGGGAGCGCGTAGGGCAGGGCGGGGAGGTCGACGCTACCGTCACGCCGTTCCGCAGGATCGCTGCGTGACACGGGCTCCCTATCTACTGGCGATAACGAGCCACGAGGGCCGTCAGCGCTCGGCCGGTCACACGGTACTCGGTATCCTCAATCAGCAGGCTAAGCGCTCCGGGCGCTCCGTGCAGTCCTCGGGCCAACTCGGAAATCATTTTGCCAGCGGATCCCGAAGCCAGCGCTTGCCAGCCGCCGCCCGCTATCCGCTCGATGGAAGCGAAATCGTCTGGATGAAAATTGTCGTCCATTCAGCTTTCCAAGGCCGGTCGATCAGGATCAGCGATCATCGCACGAATGTCGCTTGGACTGTAAACTGCGGTCCCGTCATCAAGTTTGATGACAATGTCATCGAGCGAGCCAGACGAGCCGGTGGCGACGAAGGCAACTGCAGACTTCAGATCGTCGCATACGGCGATTGCACGCTCTCGTTGATCACTCGCAGCCCCGAAAGGCCTGCCGTAGGGAGTCGCTGGCGCGCTCCAGGGTATGCTCTTCATAATAAATTGGCCTCTCTTTTGACCTGGCGGACGGTGCCCGCGCGTCCCCCTATGCGAACGGCGCCTACGCGGGCATCGGACGGCTCAGAAATCGACGTATCGCCAGCCGATTTCCGTGCTGCCCTTATGCTGGGCGATTGTCAGTTCAATCGGTTCCTCGCCGCAACCTTCACAATCGAACCTGATGGCCAGACCATCCCGACGACCGCTCGGGTTCATAGCGCCGTGTGCCACCGGATCGACTTTGATTTTTCCGCCCGACACCGTCGTTTCAACTACCGTCGCACGGTCCTCGCCTCTGTCGTAGACAGTAACGCCGGTGTGATGGAGGTTCGCACTACCGCAACGTGGACAAAGCAAATCAGCGGTTCCACGGCCGTAGGGTCGGGTCTTAATTTCGTCACTTTGAGCCCAGGCGTTCGTCATGACTAATCCTTCCTCATTCAAATTTAGTGCGAATCTGCTATTGCGGTTTGGTCGGGGTTACACGGCGCCAGTGCGTCTCTTATCGTCGAAGCGAACGATAGGTTGTCATGATTTTGTTGAGCTCGGCAACAGCGGGCGCGATAATTTCCGGAAGGGATTTGAAGCCGCCAGTTATAGAGTTCTGACCTCGAGCAATGCCCACTGCGAATGTGATGTCCCCTCGAGATCGCAGGTAGACTTGCCGAGCACTCGAGGTTGCTACGCGCAGGTAAACGTCCGTCGTATCCGAATCCGTATCGACCTGCGTCAAGCGGCCTGCAGTGCGACCAAGTTCATCAAAGGCTACGATGAGCTCGTTGTTGTTTACTTCGGCAACCATCTCGAGCGCCTCTACCAAAGCCCGAATATGGACGAGAGACTGGTCTATTTCGTATGCTCGATTGCGACGTTCGCTCCGTCCAGCAATCCAAACCGAGGTACTGACGGTCAATATGACCCCGATGGCGGCGCCTGTCACATCGGAATTGATGAGCAGCACTCTGATGTCCTTACGAGCGTCGAGAACCCAGAGAACGCAGTAGGCAACAATCAACCCGGCAGCGCTGCCGACAGCCAAGCTCAACCGAATGGTCGGCCAATGCCATTCAACTATCCTCCGCCTAAGTTCGCTCAGCAAATTCGTCCTCCCGCTCGGCGAACAATCAACCGCCTTATTGAAGCGCGCAGGCATAGAGCACGACGTCTCTCGGGAAGGAAACAGTAATGGGAATGGCCCTGGAACGTCTGCCGGATTGGCCAGTGGCGATGAACCGTGAGGTCGCCCTCGCTTACACCGGCGTTGCGGAAGCCCAGCTGCGCGAGTGGGAGCGGCGCGGGACTGTCCGCTTCTGCATGCGCGGCCCTCATGGTGCCGCGATCGCGGCCCGATCCTCACTCGATGCCGCAGTCCAGAGCCTGTTTGCCGCCGCTGCTGACGATAGCGCGATCGAGTTCGACTGATGGCGATCGCGCGATTGCCGGCATACGTGCGGCCGATGAAGCTCGCCGGTGACAAGACCGGCTATTATTTCGAGCTGCCGGCCTGGGCACGGCCGACGAAGGATCCGAAGACCGGCAAGCTGACACCTGCTGTGCGTCACGGCCAGCCGTGCCCGGTGATCTCGACAGCGCTCGGCACCGACCTGGCGCAAGTTCACGCGAAGGGCGCGGCGCTGAACGAAGCACTGCGCGAATGGCGAACCGGCGAGATGGGGCAGGAGCGTATCGCAGAAGGCAGCGTCGCTTGGCTGTTTCAGTGGTACCGAGAGCAGGAGCGCTTCACCAAAAACAAGGCGAAGACCCGCAAGGACTACAAGGCGCTCATGGACATGCTAGTCGCGTTCGAGACGAAGGCCGGCCAGCCGCCGCTCGGGAAGCGTATGGCGTCCAAGGTCGACGCTACTGTCGCTGATAAGCTGTACCAGAAGCTGAAGGATAAGGGTGATCGGCAGGCAGCCTACGCGATGCAGGTCTGCCGGCTCGTTTGGACCTGGGCGGCACGTCACCACCGCGTGACAGGCGTGAAGGAGAACCCATTCAAGGGCATGGGGCTGTCCAGCACGGCCGCTAAGGGCAATCGTGAGACGAGCCGGGCAGAATACAACCTCTACCGCGAGACAGCCCGCAAGCTGGGCTTCCAGTCGATGGCGACCGCTGCCGCGCTATGCTTCGAATGCTGTCAGCGCGTGTGGGATGCGTTCGGGTTTGAGGATCCGGACGGTAAGGAACACCGCGGTATCGAATGGGCAGGGTATCGGCCGGGCAAGGAGATCAGCCTAGTCCAGTCAAAGACCGGCAACCCGGTCACCTTGCCACTCTCGATCACAGTGAGGGGCGAGGACGGAGAACCGGAGATGGTGTCTCTCTATCCCGAACTGGAAGAAGAGCTGGCCCGATCGCGCGCGGCGGCTGCTGTCCACGCCGAGGTAATTGTGCTCGAGGAGCGCAGCGGGAAGAAGTACCGGGAGCGGCGCATGTCGTCTGTCCATCGCAAAATCTGCGTCGAAGCCCGGCTACCCAAGGATATGACGTTCACCGGATTTCGGCATGGCGGGATTACTGAGATCGGTGACGCCGGTGAGGATGACGTTCGGTCCGTGTCGGGTCACAAGACTCTTGCTGTCACCCGGATTTATAACAAGGCGAGTGCAGAAAAGGCTCGCAGGATCGGTGTAGCTCGACGCGAGCATATCGCGGCGCTCGATGGGTAGAGTGATTCGCAGTGAGCGGTCGCAGCTAATCGTTCCCACGAACTATGTCGTCACACCATATAAGAATAATAAGCAATGTTTGCCGACGCTTAGCCGGCAGTCCAGAACAAACAGTAACCGAAGGGTTAAAGCGCCTTTGACTTCGTTTCGCGTTCATCTATTCAGTGTGGTGCTTCTGCAATGAAGCGGGTCGGCCCGCAGCGCCAACTTCGGAACCGACCCTACGGAAGAAACCAGAGCTCCGTGGGCTCCAGCTGTGATCACGATTTTCGTCTTTGCGCAATTTTGGGCAGGCGTCAATCAAGCTGTTGAATGCTGATGCACACGGAGTTTCATTGATAGGAACACGTAGTGAGCGATAATCTTCATATTCGACAGCCGCAGGATCGGCTAAAAATCAATATCCATGAGCCTTGGGAAGTGAACTGGTGGACGCGTGAGTTCGGCGTCACGAAGGCGCAGCTTGAAGCTGCGGTGCGAGCGGTGGGCGTTCAGACGTCCGCAGTCCGTAAGCATCTCGGAAAGTAGGAGGTTTGCAGGGGGCGCAAGATCGTAGATGCTCGCAACGCCTCTGACGGCACAGTGTCGCACGTCCGACTTGAGGGAAATACCAATTTCACTTCAGTGGAGCGGGCAATCCCCATGGCGCGCCGCGGCGATATCGCCGGGGCTCACGTTGTCGATCGGAGCGGTGCGAAGGTGCACCTTCGCACAAACCCTGATCGCAGCGAGCGGAATAACCTGGACTATCTAGCAAGCGACTAAGAGGTGGGCTCGCGGTCTGTCGCGAGCCCACTTTTCGACTGCGCCATCGCGCTGGCAGGGTAGGCTTACCTGGTCGATCCTCGTGCGCCCCCGATGGAGCCACGGAGGGTGCTTTAGCCGTCCAAATAATGATCAGGTAGCAAGCTCAGTTGCCGGGGTGCCGCTATATGTTGTTTGACCTTCGTGACGATATTCTCGGTAACCAACCCCTTTGCCGTCTGCTTCTGCGTGAATTCCACCTCGCAGATTAACACGTCACCTTTCGCGAAACGGATTTGGTTTCGATCAACCCGTGCCAAAAATTCTTCGTCGCGAATGACCGCATTCACCGCGTTGGAGCCGTCGTGAAGGCGCCATTTATTGTCTTCCTTGAATGCCAGTGAGACAATCGAGAATGCCGCTTCCCGGACATCCTTCACAAGGACGCGTTCTGGAATTTCCGGTGTCCGGAACGCGTCCGCGTCGTCGGCAGTCACCCGCTGGTCCGGCAGACTACGTGCTCCAAACTCTACTAAATCGATCCCCGGCGCCTGAAGCGGCTTGTGCACGACCTTTTCGAGCGCGGAGCGAACGGCGAGATCCTGATAGAGGCGCAACAGTTCGAGCGGCACATCAAAGGACTCGTCACCATAGGTAACGCGGATCATGTTGCCAGATAGCCGCTCTACCTTATCCGGCGCTTTCCCACGGTGCTTTCGGATCCACCAAATCAGGCCGGCGCCGCCAAGTAGCAGTTCCTTAAGATTGATCGCGGACGTAACTAGATCGCCTGACAGAAGCGCGATCGCGCCATCTTTCCACCCCTGGACGATATCAAAAACGACGCTGAAACAGCCGGGTTCGTGAGCTCGAACATTCACCTTCACCTCGGCTGTTTCGCCGTTGAGAAGGAGGTTCATCGCATCAAACAACTCGCCGACCCCGAGCATGGCAGGCGCGAGCTCGCGCACGTCCATCTCATGGTTTTGTAGTGCGGGACCGTCGTAGGTCAGCGTAAAATCGGCGCGGCTCATGAACGCCAATATGCCAGTCCAGGGGATGCCGTAAAGCGCTGATCGCTCAGGTCGGGCTCGACGCCGCAGGATCAGAATAATCGCCTAAATGAAACGCCAAGTAGACCGTAGCCAACAAAATTTGTCGGAAGACCGTGTCGGAACATGTCGGAAAAACAAAGCTCCACCATTGAGATAATGGTGTTATTTCAATGTGGAGAATGGTGGACGCACTTGGGCTCGAACCAAGGACCCGCTGATTAAGAGTCAGCTGCTCTACCAACTGAGCTATGCGTCCATTCCGGGGCGGTTTTTAGTGGCGCCCTGGTGTGGCGCCCCGCTG